AGAAGTTGCCAGCACGTCGCCGCTTCGGTCTCGTGATCCTCGACTTCCATGTCCACGGGAATCGACGAGACCTCTGGCGGAAGCGCAGCCATCTGTGCCTTCGCTTGTTCGAGCTGCGCCGGGTCCACGGGACGGGCTTCGATTTGTTGCATCGCGGCTTGCGCTTTTTCAACCGTGGGATTAGGCGCCGGGCCCGTGCCCAAGAGGATTTCGATTTCTCCAAGTTGTTTGTCGCGCGCGGCCACTTGCGGAATGTAGAGGTCCGAAAGCGCGAGCATGTTCTGGAGGAACTGCAAATTCGCGGCGTTGTAGAGCGCCTCCGAGAGCATCGGATTCTTTGTCGATTGTTCCATGAAGCTCATGAGGCGTTGCTGTTTCTGCGGATAGGTTTCCGGGAAGTTCTCGTCCGATTCGGCGAAGCACAGGATGTTCGCCTTGAGGTCGTTCACCTCGAGGCGAATGGTCTCGCCGCCAGGAATCCTCTCGCTGATGGACTTGTCCCGGCACCGCGCGGCCCAACGCACGGCTTGGCCCATCGAAGTAGCCTCAGCGTTTTGGATCGAGTGCCACGTCGGCCCAAGGCGCCCGAGAGCTTGATCGCGCTGGATGGCGATGCCGCGCGCGGTGTCATTCGAGCCCATGTCTCCGCCAGTGATCGCGGGATACGCGCCACTCATCAGCTCCGCCAGTTCGCCGCTGTACTCCTTCACGAAGTCCGCGAGGCTCTGCGGCTGTATGACTTGCGGCTCGACGAAGATGAGTTCCGTGACCGGGACGCCAGGCTGACGCTTGAATCCGCCGATGTCGCCGGGGATATTCGTTTGCTGACGCAGCGCCTCCACGTTGAAGGCTTTGCTGTCCATCCACTTCTTCGGGATGGCGCGCACGAAGAAATCGTTCATCAGGTCGAGCCAGTTATTCAGCCGCTTTTGGATCGGCAAGAGTGAGCTGCCAAGGGCTGGTCGGTTCTGCCCGTCGCCGGAGTACGCCTGACCCAAGGCCCATGATTCATTCATGCCTTCATTACGCGCGAAACAGAATGTCGAGCCGGCGTACACGGCCAAGGCACCGTTCGGGAACTTCTGGATGAGCGAATCCCTTACTTCCTTGTCTTGGACGTGCATGAAGTAGGACGGCCGATACCATGATCGTTGAATCGTCACATCGTCAGAGACAGAATCCGAAGTGACGTAGCTCGATTGCATTCCGAGCTTCACGTTCTGGCGGGCGAGCCGGGCGATCTGGCCTTCGCTGACATCGTTGTAGCCGGCCTTGATGTCCTCTGCTTTGTCCGTGAACATGCCTTTGGCCGTCGAAACGTCAACTTCCGTCTCGAATTGCAGGACTTCGACCTCATCGAGCGTGTTCGCCATCATCGGGACGAGCTTTACTTCCAGCTTTCCGTGCGCCGTGCGAACCTCCTGGCCTCTGGCGGTGCGTCCAGCGAGGATGTCCTCAAGTGCCTCACCGGATTCCGTCTCGGATTCGCTGCTTGTGTTCTCTTCTTCTCCTTCCGTGGTTCCCTGCCCCAAAAGTTTCTCGGCGGCTGCCTGTTCGCGTTGAGCAAGGGCCATGTCCGCTTGCTCTTCTGGCGGCTCGTTCTCTGGAACGATATTGTCCGGCTCATCGTCCTCTTCCCATCCGAAACGCTGGCCGTCTTTGACGTATCGCGTCCAATACAGGAAACGCCCGTCCGTCCAAAGGAACCGGCTGGCGTCCGTCTGGATCATGATGAGGTCATTGTTACGCTCGATGACCTTCACGAATTTCTCGGCGGATTCTGCGGCCGCGATCTGAGCATCCTTGTTGGCGTCTTGGGCTTGGAAGCGAACGGATGGGACGCTGCGCGTGAGCGAAGAGATGACGATCTGCGCGTGCGCGGAATAGATGTTCGTGGGAAGGAGAGAAAGATCCATCTGCATCGATGGTCCGTAGCCAGTAGATTCAGGCGGGATAAGCCATCCGCCGCCCTTCTGTGGGACCAAGAACTGGAAGCCGCGGATGAAGAGCGCAGCTTCCCAAGCTTGGATCACTTCAATCAGCCGCGCCGGATAGTCGCGCTTCGCGGCCTTCGTCGCTAGAAATTTGAACGCATTGATTTCCTGATCGGTGAGTTCGGCGTTCGGCGTATCCGAGAATTCAATGCCGGCGAGGACACCTGGACCGTACTTCGGTTTCTCCTGCTCGTCTGCGCCCGTGAGGGCCTGCGTTGCAGTCGCCATTTTTTATGTAAAAGCCGCTGCACCGCCAGCCATGCCATCAAGCTCAGGCAATCCTGGTTGCAGGAATCTAATCGTATCCGGTGGAATAATCGTGGACATAGGGAACGATCCATTAAGCGTCGGTTCGGAGTTTCCTAGAATTGTAATCGTTCGGCCTTGGTCGGCGGCTGTCAGTCCATGTCCAGCGATGCTGAGAAACGTTTCTCCATTCACTCGCACAGCATTGGCGATGTATAGAGGCGTTGCCACAAAGACCTCCTAGAAGTGGGACTCTACTTCTTGTGACGCGCCGAAGCAAACGCCAGAGCGAGGCGCGCGCGCTTTCCGACTTTGCCGCTCGAGTGCTTGTGTTCTTCGGCGAAGGCGTGCGTGCTCTTTCCAGCACGCTTCGCGGCCGAGCTGAAAACACCCTCAGTTCCCCGGTGCTTGATCCCCGAAGAGACGTTCTGCATCCAACGGTTCGCCATCGGAGTTCTCCTATCCCGTGCTCTGGTAGGTCTTCTGGTACACCGAGCCGTGGTCCAAATACGCATCGCCATCGGAAGGCACGACCCAATAATCGCCAGCAACCGGCGTGAACGTCAACCGCGTGGGATTGATTGCGACACGGTCTCCGTGGTCGAGTTCAATGAGACGTGTCCCATCGCTTAGAAGACTACCGACCCGGATAATCCTCCGGGCTTGGACTCGCGTTGGGGCTGTGATGAAGGTTTTCAAGGCCATGTCCTTTCTCCTTTCTTAAATTTCTTACTCTTTCTTCTTGAACGCTTCCGCCATCCGTGGTCTTGCTTGGGCACGGCTCCCAGGTTCGTACCAATCCGAGCAATACTCATCAGGCGGCGCCGGCAGGGTCCCCGAGCCGTTCCACTTGATGAAGTGGGTGTTCGTGCAACTCTTCTTGTCCTCGCCGAGATATTCGCAACTCGAACAACTCGATCCGCCTTTCGGGACGCGCATCCCTGGTTGATGGTCTTTTGGGAATGTGACCGGGCCGCTCATCAGCAAAGCCGCTCACGGTCATGTCTCTCGCAGAAAAACGCGAGTTCGTAAGTATCTGGTCGCGTCTTGAAGCCGAGAAATCTGTGCTCCACTTGGCCAGTCACGATCATGCGCGTGCCCCGTTCCGAACATTTATTGCCGTAATCATCCAAGACACCGCATTGCTCGACAAACGGCGTGGCAGTAGAAGTCAATCTTGATGGATTTGGACTGCTCATCGCTTCGCTTTCTCGAACGCCTCAGCCATGCGCGATTTCTTTTTCCTCGGGATGCGGTGTCCTTCTTTTCTCAAGTAGGAGAGTTGGATCGCACGCGCTTGATGCGGATTCCGCACGATGCGACCGCTCCCGCCCGAGTGGAGCGTCCCTTCATGGAAACGCTCCATGATCTCCGATGCCGGCACAGCTAACTGCCGATGCCCGGGATCCCGCCGCCCGCGCGCGCCATCTCCGCGTTTTCCGTCTCCGGTGTCTCCATCGCTTCCTCGAAGGGCTCACCGTCTTCGGTTTCCTTGTTCTCGCCGAGACCAGCCGCTTTGTCGGCGTGAGCATGGGCTTCCTTGCGAGAACCGTGCTCGGAGTGGTGCATGTGCCCTTCTTCGCCGTGATGGGAGGTGACGGTGTGGGTCTTCGTTTCGTCATGGTGATGGACAACGATGTGATGCGCCGGCCCGTGGAGCTTCACGACTTCGCCGATGTCCATGTGGCTGACATCGTGCTCGCCTTCCTTGTGCTCGGCGCCACGTTTGTCCTGATCTGATGCGGGTGTGAGTTCTTTGTCTGGAGGTCCGCCGCCTCCTTTCGGTCTATTTGCCGTCAGTTGATCGTGGAGACTCGCCCGGCTCGCTGAGTGATGTCGCGTCCCGTCCTTCGCGTTGACTGCCATTACTGGCCTCCTTTGGTTTCTCGTCAGCCGGCTTGGTATGCCGCCTGTTCCAATCGGCTTCTTGCTTTGCGACCTCTCGTGCCAAGATCCGCTGCCAGGGCGTGCCCAAGGTAGCTACTTCGCCGTTTCCCTTCGACGGTTCTTCTACTTCACCCGATTGCCCGATTGAATAAAGTGCTGGCGTGAGGAACAACCGGAGTCGGTCTACCTCACCCCGGAGTCTTGCGGCTTCGGTTATAGCACGGTCACGCTCTTCGGCGTGAGCACTTTTGAGTTCAGCGACGTGCGTCTCGTGGCGGCGCTTCAAGTCGGCGATCTCCGCCTCGAGCCAGCGAACGTGCCGTGACGCAAAGAAATCGAAAACGCTCATCAGTCAATGGCCTCGTAGGTCTTCACGAAGATGTCATCCTTCACCGGATAAAATTCGCCGTTCACTCCCTTGACGATCCAATGTCCAACGCCCGCGAACATCAGGCCCTCGAGCGTGCGAATCGTGAGCCCGGTTCCGCAGAACATTTCTTCTCGATTGGTGAAGCCAACGATGGAGGCAATCGGAGACACCAAAACATCTCTTTTGGCGTTGACCCATTCGCAGATAGCCGCAAAGTTGTCCTCAGTGATTTGCTGCGCCTCGATGGTCAGAGGCTTCTTGCGGAATATCATGCCGGCACCTTGGCGGGACGCCATTGCTTTCCGCCGTGACGATGGCGGTCACGGAGAACGGACTCGACGAGCTTGGCCACGGCTTCATATTCCGTCGAGGCCATGCACGTCATCGAATGCGTGGCGTCCTCTCCGCAATCCCAAGAGTTTTCGCCCTTGCCGGGAAATGGAATCGGCGTGTCGGGTGTGATGTCACACCGCACGATGCGTTTCGGCCAAGGCCAGCGCGGTCGCTTCCATGTGGACTCGAAGACGCGCACGGTCGCCGGATAATTGCGCTCCGGCATGGGAACATCGACGCGCGATTCCCGGATGGTGCGCTCTGAATGCACGCTATGACCGAAGAAGAAATCGCGCGGGATAAACGCAAAATGCCACCATCGCGGATCGGCATGGCGGTGTTCCATCGGATCATTCCAGATGTCCACGAGGAGCATTCCCTCGCCGAAAGAAAAGCCGATGGTGCGACCGTTGCCGTAGGTTTCATTCTTCCGCTTGATGCGGTCACGGATTCGCTGATAAAGCGGCCAGTGGTCGAGGTGCCAGTAAAGATTGATGAGCCCGATGCAGAAGTGAGCGGTGAGCGCGTGGTCATAGTCCGCAAGTCCGATCCCGATGCTCAGGCGTCGATTGAAGAAATGCCAGTCGAATCCCATGCTGTGAGTGCTGCCTCTGCCAAAGTGGAGCCAGCACCGTCCTTGTCGTATTATGCTTCCGAGCCGACCGCCAGGCTTCTCGTTCAAATTCTGTGAATGACAACGCATTCTGCCCTCCCGATTTTTATTCCAGCCGCTTGCGCCACGTCGGAATAGTGACTTGCTTTCCGGGCCGGCGTTCCTTGGCCTGGCGCTCGTTCCATTCCCTGAACTGTTCGACGTGTCGCCGCAGTGGGTCCTTGATCTTCGCCATCCGCTCCTGAAACTTCTGTTCCTCCGGCTTCTCGTCAGGATCGAGTAGCGTACCGGCGATAGCGTACCGCGCTCCGTCCCCGATGTCATCATTGATGCTCAGGCCCTTGGGCTTGACCACATCCTCGAGGCTGATTGGATCGCGGACGAGTAAGGGAAGCGCCTCCGCGAGTTGCGGGCATTCATCCGAGACGAAGAGTTCATCTGTGTCGAGGAGGCTGTAGATTTTCTGCCAGCCGGCCACGCGATCCGTGTTTGAGCGTGTCGGTCGTGGGAGCCCGGCTGCGGCGAAGTAATCTCCAATCTCATCGGCGACCGTGAAGTTCGACACCGTGCGGTTGAACCGCTCCCAGGACAAGTGCACGGAATCCAAGGTCTCCAAGTAACCAGTTCCGTCTTCGGTCCGCGGTATCGAGCTGATGGCGGCTTCGGATTGTTCCTTCGGCGTCTTCTCGTGAAGGATGATCTCGCGGGTGAAGACGTTCACCACGCGCGGCGTTGTCCATCCGTGCTTTTCCTGGGGCTTGAGGATCGCCTTCGTCAAACTCATCAGCGCCGCGTAGTGGCCGAAGCCGTAGTCCCATCCGAGCGCATAGGTCTGCCACGGCTGGAAGCTGAACGCTGACCGTGGCTGGATGTGGCGCCTGGGATCCCAATTGTCGAAGTATTGGCCGCTGACCGTCTCCAGTTTTCCCCACCGGATTTTGTCGCGCTTCGGCGAGGACTCAAGGGATTCGACGTACTCACGGTCCAGGATATAGATCGGGTTATCGTCAACGGTCGAGTGGATGAATTCAAACTCCTTGGCGTTGTACTTCTTCGGGTCCATGCCCTGAACCGGAATCTTGTCGACCCACAGCTTCTTGATCCAGCTCCAGCCGATGCCCATTGGATTCGTGGCGGCGCCCATCGACGGACGTGAGCCCGGAATCGTGCACCGATTCCGGTTCTTCATCGCATCCCAAATGATGAAGCTGAACTCGCCCAATTCCTCGAAGCCGATGAACACCCATTCCGTCGAGAGGTACTTGCTGACGTCCTCATCGCGGTCGCACGCGCCGAAGTAGAGCTTGCTCTGTTTCTTCGTGACCGGGTCGGGATGGAAATAAACGATGTGATCTTGTTGGTTGTACCGCTGATAAATCGTCTTCGGCACATCCGACAAGAACTTCGAGATGACCGTGCGCTTCAAGTCCGGGATGGTCCGGCGAAGGATGATGGACTCGCTGCCAGGATATTCGAGCGCATGGAAGATCGCCTCCATCAGGAGAGGCTTGCTCTTTCCGCTCCCGAATCCTCCCACCTGCAATCGATATTTCGCCGGCGAGCTGTGGAACTGGATTTGTTTCGGCCAAGGCTGATACCAGTTCGAGATTTTCTCGTAGCCGCAATGACAGTGCGGGCACTCGGCGTACTCAGCGAGCGGGAGCTTGAGCGAATGCTGGCAGGAAGGACAGACGAGCGGGACTTTTACTTCGGGCGGAATCGGCAGAGCTTCTACGGCGGGACTCACGCGCGGATGCTATCACACCTCACAATGCGAAGTTGACCTTGAGGGCGGCTGTGGCAAGCGAATCATCCGCTGAATGGATGACCAAATCTACTTCGCCGCGAGTGATCTTCGTTGGGTCGATGCCGAGCGTCGAGAACGGAAAAGAGACTTGCCAGCCCACGCCATTTAAGTCGGTGAAGTTCAGGTTCACGTTGAATACGGCGTTGGCATCGAGCGCCGCAGGATCGGCGAACGTGGCCGTGCCCGTCGAGGAGAGTTTCCTCACGGCCAAGAGTTGGTCGGGATTACCGTTCACGCCGGCTTCGATGAGCGTCACATTGCCAACGATAGCGGCTCCGGTATCCCAATGCGCGCGGAGAATGAGCGTGGTCGCGGCGGTCGGCGCCGGCGCTGCAGGAGCCAAGGAAAGGCAAAGAGCAAGGATCGCGGAGAGACAGAACAGAAGCTTTGTCATGGAAGCCTCCAAAGCGCGGCGGCCCCGTTGCCGTCTATCGCGGCATGACGCGACACAAGCAAGCGAGGCCGCTTCTTCCTGAGGTGTTGATGAACCGTGTTGACCGGATACTACCACAACTCCGAAGCTACGGCGTTGCCAAGTCAAGCGCGGCAGAGACGGCCGGACGCGCGATGACGGTCACTGTGTTCGTCGCGCCGAGTCCATTGCTTCCGTCACTTGCGCTGATCGTGGCCGTGCCTGGCGCGAGCCCCGTGCCTTTCCCGGTGCTGGCATCGATGCTGACGATGGCAGCGTCGCCCGATGAGAAGCTGACTGGCCCGACCAGAGGAACTTCGGTTCCTGTCCCTCCGGCACCATCGAATTCGCGCAGCTTCGCGCTGAACGTATCTCCTACATGGATCGTGAGCGACATGGAGTCTCCCTCAAGTGTGAGAATCGCGGACAGTGCTTGGGGCGGCCTCAACTCTCTGAGAAGCAAGACGAGAACTTTCAAAAGCTGGCGTTGAAGATGAGCCAAGTCTTGAAGTTGTGTCTCAAGCCGTTCGAGTCGAGAGCGTTGCCAAGGCCAATCCATTGCGCGGGAATCCTATCAGGAATTCTATTAGGAAAGCTATCAAGAAACTTGGTTGCGCGGGCGGGAATTGAACCCGCTACCTGGAGGTTATGAATCTCCCGAGCTGCCGGTGCTCCACACGCGCCAGGTGATTCTACGATGATCCGCGAGGAAGTCAAGACAGCGGTCGTACCATGCCATCCATGCGGCCAGATATTTTCCTTTGTCAGCCCTTGCGATGGTTTCGACTTTGTGATGCGTCCATCCACTCCAACTGTGGAGCCGCATTCGTTGAAGGAGAATCGAGCAACGGCGGCAAGCCGCAGAGTTCCTCCACTTCGTTGCGCCGCATCGGCAGACTTCGGATTCCCACGCATTGGCGAGGACCAGGAAGACAGTCTTCTCGGTCTCAACCTGCCGTTGGAGGAGTTGGCTCAGCGATGGGCGTCGGCGGTGGAGGCGGTTCGGCAATTTTGATTCCTGGGGGCACATCACCACGGATCTCCGTGAGCGTCGCGCCGCACGCAGCACAGCATGTCAGCGTTCCCTTCGACAGTGGAATGCCTTGAACTCTGTGGCCGACGAGCGCGCATACGTTTCTCGAAATTTCCTCCATCGATGCTTTGAGGTCGAGCATTATTGTCCTCCAAACGGTGTGAGTGTTGGCGTCTCTGTCTTCATCTTGACGTAGGCGCGCCTGGCGATCGAGAGCGCGATGCTGCGACGAACGCGCCGCGACATTGCTCCGCGGTCATCACGTGGTCCTTGGAAGACGTGGCCGTCCGGGCCGGCGTAGCACCGCCAGCGCTTCCAAGTAATCGCTCGGAGTTCGGCGCGCTTGCTCTGTCGGGTCGGCACATCCTTTGCGGCGGTCGGAGCGCGCCAGCGGCCATACTCTGATCCCTTGTTGGCTTTGCGTCCCATGTCAGTGTGCCACGCACCACACGCTCTTGTTATCGCGCACCGTCGAGAACTTACTGAGCCCGGGGGTATTCTGCTCTTTCAGTTTGGCGTAGCGCTCATTGCGCTCTTCGACCGTGGGGAATTCCTCGATCCACGGAGGACGGAACTCTCGCGGCTTCGGTTTCTTACGCACGAATCGCATTACACCTTCCTGATGGAGATGATCTCGTTCGATGCGAACCACACGACATCCTCCACCGAGCCTCCCGAAAGATTGGCATTGAAGAACCGAACGAAGTTCGCTGACTCCATGAATCGTTCGGCTTGAAATACAACGATTTTCCTATCACGCCAAGGGCGCCAGTGGAGCGGTCGAAGTGTTACCTCGAACTTCACTTTCTCAGCCATTGCTTTCCTCCTCTGACTCGCTCTTCATCCTCGTTTGCACAACGGACATGCGGTGATGCCATCGACCTTCAACATTCCGTGGGGACACTTGCCCGTGGCTTTGCTGGCGCGTTTAGAGCGGCGAGCATCTCCTTGAGCCGCACGAGCGCGCCGTTGATCCACACGAAGATTTCCAGACCGTCGCACGTTTTGAGGTGCACGAGGTTCCGGTGGAAGTGTACGTTCAGGCTCTTGTGCATCGCTCTCCTTTCCGGGCTGGACTTCGTGGCCGACGATTAAGTTCCTTATCCAAGCGCTCAACGGAATCAGGCCGGCCTTGTGCTTGACCTCCTCGTATTCTGCTTCACTGACGATTACAACGATACGCATGGATGCACACTGTTTACCACGAAGGGGTACGGCTGTCAATCCGTGGGCTTGTCGCCGTTGCCAGAGCCGATGACCGGGATGACCGGCTGTGAAGGAGTTCGCGGCGGCCGTGGCATGTCCACGATGACCACGCGCACGCCGGCGTTCACGTTGACCTGGGCCTCTTCGAGCGTCTTCGGCGCGTAGGAGCCCTTGAGCTTGAATGCCATGTCGAGGCCGTCCCTGCGCGCTGCCCATGCGGTCACCGTGCGCGGTGTGACGATTTGCTTCTCCTCTTGCGTCTCCACTTTATCCTTGCCGCGGCCCTTTACGGTCGTGACCGTCTTCATGTACGGGAAAAACTTCGTGTCGTTCGCGTTCATGAGCGGCAGTAAATAATTGTCAATCAAGCATTCGTTCGTGAGGCCCGCTGTCTCGAGGACCTCTGGCATGGACTTTCGCAATTGCTTGATGGCCTGATGGGCGGACTGGCGGGGATTCTTGCGTGAGTAGCCGGCGAGGACGGCGGCCTCAGTCTGTGTCTTGCCCGCTACCATGTGCTTGACGAGCTTGGCTTGGCGCGTAGTGGGGCGTTTCTTCTTTCCCGATTTCCCGATTTTCTTCGGCATGGCCGTGACGAGAGGATTCTACTACGACTTGCTCCATCGATTCACTTTGGCGAACGAGAATAAATATCACTTCCCGTTTTTCGCTCATGGCTTTTCTCCGTCTGGCGGTTCCGGGCCGCCACAGTTGCCTTTGTGTCCGGCTTGTTCGGCGCACGGGGCGTACTGTCCGCGTCGATTGAGGTAAGGCTTTCCGCAAACAGGGTAGAACTCCTTGAGGTCTGCCATAGGCAGCAAGACGCCGCGTGCGGTCTTGGCTAATTGCTCCGGCGTTTTTGTTTGCTTCATCATTCCACTGATTGGCGACTTCCAGGTGTCTTTGTCGCGCATCTCCGCTTCGGTCGCCGTGCGTACGGTTTGATTCAGGTCCAGCGTCGCAAGCCACTCGATCTCCGGCCAGCGATGGGTCATGTACTCCTTCAAGTAGTTCCCGGCCTTGCGGTAGCCAGGATTCTTCGGCTCCCGACCGAAGCCGTAACCGTCGCACACTCCGTTCCGGTACGTCGCGCGGAGCGCCAGGACCCCGATGATGGTGATGAGTGTTATCGCCGCGTAGCAGAAATAAATTTCTTTCATGGCCTTCCCCCCTTACGGAAGCATGACTTCTCTTTCCGTCAACGCCGATCCGTTCCATCCGTGAAGCATGATCTTCCCTCCGGCCAAGAGCCACTCTCGGGCCATCGGTTCCTCCCGGACTTTTTTGCTTCGGACGGCCAAGTGCGATGCGTCGGTCACCTGGACCGCGAGGATCTCCCCGCGAATTCCAAGAATGCCGGCTCTTCTAAGACCTGGATGAGTCTCTTCCTTTCCGGCCCTGAATGCGATGAGGTCCGCGAAGTTGGCGAAGTCCCGCGTTACGAACATCCCCGGGATCGGGAGCCGTTGCTCGACGCGCTCAACGATGTAGCCGCGATCCCGGAGAAGTTTCATTGACAGCGGCGTCAACGAACGCCGCTTCTTGCGTTTCTTCACCTTCACTCTTTGTCTTCTTCCTCCCCTTCGTCGAACAGCTCCTCCTGGGTCTCGTGCATCTCCATGTAGAGCTCTTGGCCGAAGTTGAACTCCGCAAACTTAGCTACGGAGTTGCTGATCTCCACTTGAAGCCGGAAGGAAAGCCGGATGACCTTCTTCGCTTTCCCGGTACCGCTTTCCTCGATGACCTGCAGCGAAACATGGGAAATCTTCGCGGCCGGCAGGACGCAGATTTCTTCCTTGTCATCGGAGGTGAGGAAGAACAAGGCTCTCTGCCCGGGGACGTCCACGAGGTCGAGCCGTTTGTTCCCTCTCTTGGTCATGAAGTTCCAGCCATCCGTGATGCGCTTTGGCAGGAGCTTGTCGTGAGCGTCCACGAGCGCGAAGGAAATCTCCAACGCGACGGTGCGCTTGCCTGACTTCACGCGGTCAAAGTGCGGGCGAACGTAGTTCACTCGTATCTTCTTGCCGACCACGGCCGGGGACTTCTCCGCAACTGGCATCTCGAGCAACGCCTTCTGGTCCGTCTCCTTGACATCTTTCTTGACTGGCGTGTCGAAGTCCTTCACAACATCGAGCGGCGGCCCGATGCCTTTCTTCCCTGTCTTCTTTGGTGGTGTTTCCTTCCTCGTTGCCATCATCCCTCCATTTCGTTTACCAGATTTGTTTCAGCACTTCCCTACACTCGTGGCATAGCTCCGGGTCCGCCAGACTCCCGTCGCACAGCGGATCGGAACATTGGAATTTCGCGTGACAATTCTTGCATTCGTGCTCATGGAGCAACGGTGCCGGGCTATCCATTTTCTTTTACCTTCACGCGGAAGTAGACTTCGCGTTCGATATGGACAATGTGAATCTCGC